CTAGAGCAGAGAAAGAAAAGCTTCTATCTGAGTTAACTGAACTATTACAAGTAGCTTCTAAACAAAGCCAGCTAGAATCACAAGCTGCTCAAACAGAAGCAATGAATACTACACTAAAAGGTGTACCAATGACAATATTTATAGGATAATGAAGTTAATGCAGATACTTAGCGAAGTAGAATACAGTACTTATGAAGCAATGGTACAGGTAATGTATGAAGATGGCAGTGATAAGTCACAAATAGTTGACTTAATAAGAGCTTTACCCGGTATTACTACAGTAACAGTAGCTGATAGTACAATGGAGAACGTAGAAACATTAAAAATAAAACTTATTACACAAAAAAGCGCTATGGAAGCCTTTGAATCGTTAAAAAACACAGCAATGTCAAAGTATCCTAACGTAAAACTTGTTAAAATAGGTGAACAAACAATAGAGAAGGTATAATGCTATTTGGATCTAACAGAGACTTTAACTTATTAGTAGGTATCAATAGAGAACTGCTTAAAGACATAGTAGAACAAGAGATTCTATACTATAAGTTCAATATAGAAGATACAGAAGTAAATATATACGGAGAAGGACTGATAAAATCATTTTTAGAGCCATTAAAGCTCAATTGTCTTATAACTAGAGGTGATCAAGTTGTAACTACAGATGAATTCGGACCTGATCTAAGTAGAGAAGCTTCTTTTGCTATGCTAAGACGTGATTTAGAAGACGTTTCAGTAGTACCAGAGGTGGGCGATATATTAAATTGGCAAGAAGACTACTATGTAGTGGATACTATTAGAGAGAACCAATTATTCTTAGGGAGAGATAAGAGTTATAACTTATCTAGCTATGGAAGTAAATTTGGAACCTCTATATCCCTAATATTAGACTGTCACCAGACCAGAAGAGAGCAAACTGGTATAACTTTTGCTCAAAATCAAGAATACTAAAGATATGAAGATAAAAGACATACTTAACGAAAAAGAAGACGGTTGGAAACAAGATAGTCCTGATTTTAAAACTAAACAAACAGGATTTAATAAGGATACTGGTCAATATACCTGGGATGTTAAATATACACCTTTAGTATCACTAGCTGAAAACATAGAAGAGTCTTATGAAGACTTTAAAGAGGTTACTCGTAAATATCCACAGGATGTAAAGTTAGAACAACTATTTAAAGTGTTTAGTAGCTTTAAACGAGCATATAAGATGCATATAAACAGAAAGTATGCCAAATAATAAACCTTTACCTAAGAATCAACAACAATTATCTCAAGACTCTATACAAACATATGGGGTTGAAGCGTATAGTGGCTCTAAACAACCAATAAACGACTTAAAAAAGAGAGAATTGCAAAGATCTGTAAAGGATGATAATGTAAAACAGTTTAGTTTAGGTTTAAGAGATATAGATGAGTCTATATTCTACTACTTTAACAACGTAATTAAACCTTCTGTGATGCAAAACAATGCTAAAAAGACTGTGCCTGTATTATATGGTTCACCAGAACGTTGGCATTCAGTACAAAAGGAAGGTTTTTATAGAGATAGAAACGGTAAAATACAGTTACCGTTGATTATGGTAAAGAGAGACAGTATAGAAAAGAATAGAAACCTTGGTAACAAGATGGATGCTAATAATCCAACTCAGTTTGGTGTATTTGAAAAGAAATGGAGTAAGAAAAACACATACGATAGATTTTCAGTACTTAATAACAGGTCTATAACTAAAGAATACCAAGGAGTAGTAATGCCTGACTATGTTAATATAGTATATTCATGTATTATATTTACTCAGTATATAGAACAGATGAATAAATTAATAGAATCAATCAATTACGCCTCTGATTCTTACTGGGGTAACCCTGATAAGTTTAGTTTTAGAGCTATGATTGATAATTACTCTACTTCTACTACGTTAAATCAAGGAGAAGACAGAACAGTTAAAACTGAATTTAGTATTAATCTATTAGGACATATAGTTCCAAACAGTATAAATACACTACCACAAGGGTCTAGTAAGTTCTTTAATAAGGCTGCTGTACTATTTGGTATGGAAGTAGTAAAAGATATCAATGATATATAATATTTATTATGGGAAGATATTCATCAACAAGAATTAATTCAAGATCAGTAAGATTCTATGATAGAGCAGCAACAAGAATAACAGAAGTACAAGAAGCAATGAGTCCAGAACAAAAAGAATATACAGCACTTAATAACGCTTTTACTACAAACAATACAACTGTATCAGTAGTAGATCCTGTAGTTACTTTCGAGAGTATTTCATTTGCTACAGTACCAGCTGGGTTTCCAGCAGTACAGAAAGATGATTTTACCGTATATGTAAACGGTATTGCCGCAGAAATAGATGCTATTGACTCTATTACTGATGACGGTTCAAATGTTATAATAACTTTTAACAGCAGTCTAAACTTTACTTTAGATTCTGATGATGAATTTATGATAACAGGAAAATTAGTTAGCTAATGGCATTAATAAAGTGGAAACAAATAAGTGGTAATCTAGGAACGTACGGTAATCTTACCGGTTCTTTTAATGTATCTGGGTCTATTAACGTAAATGGACAAGAAGTAGGTACAGGAAAGCTAGATGAGACTACTTTTAATAGTTATACATCATCTTTAGCTGATGGAACTATATCTGTAGCTACTGCTTCTTATGCAGTATCTGCTTCTCACGAAATAATAACAGAAGTTTCTTCTTCTCATGCAGTACAAGCTGACTCTGCTTCTTTTATTGCTGATTCCTTTATATCTTCTTCAGCTGCTAGACAAGGTTTTAGTAGCACAGAAACTACCTTTAATGGTAACAGAATAATTTCTCAAGAACAACTACCTTCTATGTTTTCCAGCTCATTTAATCCTGGAACAAGTGGTAGTTTAGTACAATTTATTGAAAAAGTATTCTATCCTAATACAGCACCATCATTTACTTCTAATGCGAACGTAAATATAGCTGAATTCCTTTCTTCTGGATCTTCCATACATACCTTAACCGCCACTGATCCAGAGGCACAAGTAATCACCTTTTCCGCTCAAGCTTCCTACACAGACGGATTCGTCAATGTAGCTTCGGATGGTGCTGTAACTTTATTAACATCTTCTATAGTTGAATCATTTAACACAGTAGACAGAGGAGATGGTCAAAATGCTCACTTAGTACCTGTTAAAGCAACAGATAGCTTTGGAGCATCTATAAATCAAAACCTTTATATAGATGTAACAGCTAATTCTGCACCAGTATTTAGAGAAACATCAGTAGGAGGATCAATTATTACATCCTTTACTACAGCTAGAAATGAAAATGCTTCAACTGGCGAGGTTACTAAGATTTATTTCACCGATATTAACAGTGATAGTATAACTATTACATCTAGTTCAATACCAGGCGATCATTTTAGTATAACTAAGTATGGAACTTATGTAAGTATTGCTCAAACAACAGCATCTTTAGACTTTGAAACAACTTCTTCGTATAGTTTTTCAATATCTGCATCAGATGAACATTTTATTGCAGGTCAAGACACAGATGCTATAACTTCTTTACCTATTACTATAAATGTAACAGATAATGTTATACCAACACTTAATAATCAAACTTTAACTGGGTTTAGTGAAGATGAAAACGATGGAGATAGTTCAAAACAAATTGCAGCTTCAGATCCAGAAGGAGATACAATAGTATTTACTAATTTTACTCTAGCAGGACTGGAATTAGACGGAACACCGGTAAGTATAGGCACATATACAGGGGTAAGTCAGTCAGATCCTGACGAAGATCCTTTTTCAATGAGTTCTACTGGAGCTATTACGAGAAAAGGTAGTCAATTTATTAATTCTGACCTTATTAACTCATATATCTATTCAGCTTCAGTATCAGATGCATTTAATACTACTTCTGCTTCAGCTGCAATAGAAATATCAATAGCTGACGATGTAGCACCTACTTTAGCAGGTGTTCAATCATTTTATGCAATAGAATCTGCTGTAAGTG